GGATATTTGAGGACGCAGTAGCCATGCGTAAAGAAGGTGAAGCGAAGTACAATTTTTTTTCTATGGCTAAATGACCATGTTGCAACTAATGTTGCATGACTATTTGACTATATGACTATAAAGTATGGTACTATCCGCAAATGCTATCATTGCCCTACAGTCCTAGAGTAGTACAGGCCACCGAATTAAGGCTACAGAAGATATATGATGCTGCTAACATAGGGCTAAAAGGTGACTCCCTGGCGCTAGCCGCCGGTATGTTACCCAGCGAATACAGGCAGCTATGCCAAATGGATCCACTCGCAGACATGGCGGCGTTGAAGGGTAGAGCAGATGGCGAGATAGAAGCCGCCACGCAACTCCGAGAAGCCGCCCGCGAAGGCGACGCGAAAGCAGCGCTAGCGATACTACAGCACGTATACGGCTGGACGGCCAAGCAGGAAATATCTGTTGACGTATACCAGAAAATCAGCATCACTCAAGCACTACTCGAAGCTCAAGGAAGGGTAATTGAAGGTTAATGCAATTACCTATATATAAGTCTGACGAGGAGCAGTTGCTAATGGCTAGACTATGGTCTACCAAGCTAGCCGACAATCCCGAAGATTTTGTACTATATGCCTTTCCTTGGGGGCAGAAGAACACTCCCCTCGCTAACTTCAAAGGGCCACGACAATGGCAACGAGAAGTGCTACGCGAGATTAAGGGGCATATAGACGCTAATAAAGGGCAGATTCAGATGGACACACTACGGGCTGCGGTCAGTAGTGGACGGGGTATCGGTAAGTCGGCGCTAGTAGCGTGGCTTATATTATGGATGCTGACCACTCGCATAGGTAGCTCGGTGGTGGTGTCGGCGAACAGTGAAAGTCAGTTGAAGTCAGTAACTTGGGGTGAACTGACCAAGTGGCAGGCCATGATTATCAACTCTCACTGGTGGGAGATAAGTGCTACCAAGCTCGTACCGGCTAAATGGCTATGCGAACTGGTGGAGCGCGACCTGAAGAAAGGAACGCGGTACTGGGCGGCAGAAGGCAAGCTCTGGTCTGCGGAGAATCCCGACAGTTACGCGGGTGTACACAATCACGACGGAATGATGTTGATTTTTGATGAATCTAGTGGTATACCTAACCCTATATGGGACGTTGGTGCTGGGTTCTTTACCGAGAATATATTGGATAGGTACTGGTTCGCTTTCAGTAACCCCCGTAGAAACGAGGGTTATTTTTTTGAATGTTTCCATGCCAAGCGTGCCTTCTGGAAAACCAGAATAGTTGATGCAAGAACAGTAGAGGACACGGATAAACAAGTATATGCCCAGATTATTGCAGAGAATGGTGAGGACTCCCCGCAGGCTCGGATTGAAGTGTACGGGGAGTTCCCTAGCGCGGGTGAGGATCAGTTCATCAGCCCGATGCTGGTGGACGATGCGATGGCTAGAGAGAGATATAAAGACCTGACCGCCCCTATAGTTATAGGAGTAGATCCGGCGCGGGGCGGTGCGGATAGTACGGTGATCGTGGTGCGCCAGGGTCGGGACTTGGTGGCTATAAAGAGGTACTCAGGCGAGGACACTATGACCATCGTCGGGCGGGTCATCGACGCGATGGAAGAATACAAGCCAGTGCTGACAGTAATTGACGAAGGTGGCCTAGGTTATGGTATACTTGACAGATTAGTAGAACAGAGGTATAAGGTACGAGGCGTTAACTTCGGCAGTAGAGCTAAACAATCTATCGCTTTTGGTAATAAACGTGCTGAAATGTGGAATAGTATGCGAGAATGGCTAAAGTCTGCTAGTATAGTGGATGATAGACAACTAAAAGCAGACTTGACAGGCCCAATGAAACGGCCAAACTCGTCTGGTACTATATTTTTAGAGGGAAAGAAAGAGATGAGGGCAAGAGGCTTGGCTTCTCCTGACGCTGCGGACGCACTCGCGGTGACTTTTGCGTTCCCTGTAGCACATAGAGAGTATACTGAGGCGATTAAACGTAATTATTCACCGCAAGGCGTTATGAACTCTTGGATGGGAAGTTAATGGCATACGATCAAACTAGCATGGATACAGTCGGTAAGGTAGCCGACGGAGATTCAGAGTACCTATCTTTAATGCGTTCACGCTTTACGATGGCGGTATCTGCGCTATCTGAAAGCCGTGAGGATGAACTTGACGATTTACGGTTCAATGCAGGCTCACCAGACAATCAATGGCAATGGCCTGCGGATGTACTGGCAACGCGAGGCTCAGTACAAGGGCAAACGATCAATGCACGACCATGTTTAACCATCAACAAACTCCCACAGCACGTAAAGCAAGTAACCAACGACCAAAGACAGAACAGGCCAAGCGGCAAGGTAATTCCTGCTGACGATAAGGCAGACGTAGAGGTCGCTGAGATATTTGACGGTATCGTCAGGCACATAGAGTACATCTCGGACGCTGACGTAGCCTACGATACAGCCTGCGAGAACCAAGTAACGTACGGCGAGGGCTATTTCCGTCTGCTGACAGAATACTGCGACGATGGTAGCTTTGACCAAGACATTCGTATCGGACGTATTCGTAATTCGTTTAGCGTGTACATGGATCCGACCATTCAAGACCCTTGCGGTTCGGATGCTGAATGGTGCTTCATCACTGAGGACATCACTAAGGTAGAATACGAGCGTCTGTTTCCAGATGCAGCCCCAATTTCTAGTATTATGCAGCAAGGAGTAGGCGATCAGTCTTTATCTCAATGGATAAACGAGAATACCGTTCGAATTGCTGAGTATTTCCACATAGAACACTCTAAAGAGAAGCTAAACCTGTATCACGGCAACGTAAGTGCTACTGAAGGCTCAAGAGAGGACGTTCAAATGAAAGAAATGGGCATGAAGCCCATAAAAACTAGAAATGTAGACGTAAAGAAGGTCAAATGGTGCAAAACTAACGGGTTTGAAATACTAGAGACACAAGATTGGGCTGGCAAGTACATACCTGTAATACGTGTAGTCGGAAACGAATTTGAAGTGGACGGAAGGTTGTACGTATCAGGTTTGGTACGTAATGCGAAAGATGCACAACGTATGTACAACTATTGGGTTAGCCAAGAAGCCGAAATGCTGGCTCTAGCGCCTAAAGCTCCCTTTATAGGTTATGGCGGTCAGTTTGAGGGATATGAAAACCAATGGAAAACAGCCAACACGACTAACTGGCCATATTTAGAAGTAAACCCAGATGTAACAGATGGTCAAGGCGCTACTCTACCGCTGCCACAACGCTCACAGCCACCTATGGCTTCAAGTGGGCTTTTGCAGGCTAAAGCAGGGGCTAGCGACGACATTAAGAGTACAACTGGGCAGTATGACACAAGTCTTGGCGCTACGTCTAACGAGCGCTCTGGTAAGGCTATTATGGCCCGTGAGAAGCAGTCTGACACCGGCACATACCACTATGTAGACAATCTGGCAAGGGCTATTCGGTACGGAACACGTCAACTTGTTGATATGATACCTAAAATCTATGACACACAGCGTATAGCACGCATCATAGGAGTAGACGGTACAACGAACTCAGCTAAGATTGACCCTAACCAACAAGAACCTGTCAAGAAGATAGTTGACCAAGATGGTATTGTTATTGAAAAAATATTCAACCCAAGCGTGGGTAAGTATGATGTATGTGTGACTACAGGCCCAAGCTACATGACCAAGCGTCAAGAGTCGCTAGAGGCTATGGGTCAACTGCTGCAAGGTAATCCGCAACTCTGGCAAGTAGCTGGCGATCTGTTCATTAAGAACATGGATTGGCCTGGAGCAGAGGAGATGTCTAGACGTTTTGCCAAGACCATAGATCCGAAGTTGCTAGAAGATAGCGACGAATCGCCGGAGATGCAAGCAGCTAAGCAACAAATAGAGATGATGGGCAAGGAAATGGAGCAAATGCACGGTATGTTGCAGAATGTCCATAAGTCCATAGAAGATCAGACTCTGAAGGTCAAAGAGTTTGAAGCGTCTATCAAGATGTACGACGCAGAGACTAAACGTATCACGGCTCTGCAAGGTAATTTGAGCGAAGCAGACGTACAAGATATAGTGATGGGTTCTATACATGGTATGCTTAGCAGCGGAGACTTACTAGGCGAAATGCCAAGTAGAGATGAGGATATGATGCCTACGGACGAGATGCAGCCCCCACAAGGTATGGAGGGTATGCAAGGTATGCCACCAGAAGGTATGCCACCAGGAGGGATGCAATGAAAGCAAAACCTACACCTTTGAAAAGTAGGATACACGAACTACTTACCTATCAAGAAGGTAAATTATTGTGGAAAAAAAGCGGCAATGGCAGAAATGTTGGAGACGAAGCCGGTATGGTTACTGAAAAAGGATACAGAAGAATCAAGGTAGACGGAAAGATGCACATGGCCCACAGATTAGTATGGGCGTATCATTTTAATGAAGTGCCTGATTGCCTAGACCACATTGATGAGGACAAGCTAAACAACTCGGTTATTAATCTTCGCCCTGCGACTAAGGCTGAAAACGGGTGCAACATCACTCACCGAAGAAACAATAAGTCTGGAGTCAAAGGTGTATACTGGGCAAACCGTGAGCAAAAATGGGCTGCTGAGTTAAGTATAAATAAGCAAATTAAGCGCCTAGGTTACTTTGATGATATTGAATTGGCTGATTTAGTAGTCACGGAAGCTCGTAACAAATACCACGGAGGTTTTGCTAACCATGGCTACTAAAGCAGCAGCTTTTATTGGAACTCTATTTTTAGCCCGCGATGTTGCCCACAGCGTACATTTAGCAACTAGGAGCTTCAGTAAGCACAGTGCGCTTAACATTTTCTATGACCGTATTGTTGGAGCTGCCGATGATTTTGCAGAAGCGTATCAGGGCAGACATGGATTAATAGGGGCTATTCCTTTGCACTCAGCAAAGAAAACAGCTAATATTATAGAGTTCTTACAAGGCTCGCTGAAAGAAATTGAGGATGCTAGGTATGAGGTATGCGATAAGTCTGACAGCTCGTTGCAACAACTCATTGATAACATAATAGAAGTTTATTTAAGAACGCTGTATAAATTGAAATTTTTAGCCTAAAGGAATAAAATGTCAGACTATCGGAACATATCAGCAACTACTAACCTAAAGACTTCAGCCGGTAAGCTGAAGGGTATCTTCGTAAGCGCAGCTAGTTCTACGCCTACCATTACAATTTACGATTCACCTGCCGCTACCACGACTAAAACAATTATCAGTGTATTTACCCCTACTGCGGCTACTATGTATCCTTTGATGCCGTCTGAAGGTGGTATTTTCTTCTCCAATGGGCTATATGTAGTAATCAGCGGAACGGTAGCAGCTACATTTATATACGAGTAAACTATGGCTAATAAAAAGATTACCCAGTTACCAGCAGCCACTACGCCCCTAGCAGGGACGGAGGTGTTTCCTATAGTACAGGGCGGCGTTACTAGCCAAGTAGCTATTAGTGACTCAATACCGGCGACTGCTGTAACAGCAGGAGCGTATGGCTCAGCTACTGCGGTTGGTACGTTTACTGTTAACGCACAAGGTAGGCTAACCGCAGCAGCTACGACAACCATCGCCATACCTGCTACTCAGATAACGAATGGAACTACAGGAAGCGGTGCGGTAGTATTAGCAACAAGTCCTACGCTAGTAACGCCTGACCTTGGTACTCCTACGGCTCTTGTAGGTACAAACATAACAGGAACAGCCGCAGGGTTAACTGCTGGAACGGTAACTACTAATGCTAATCTGACCGGCGGGGTTAC